ATCAACCCAAGTTCCATTTTTAGCAAACCAAATTTTATTATTATCAAGGTCTAATGCAACGCTAATAATATTTCCTTGTGCAGCAACCCCAGTATTTGTATTTGTAAATGTTGCATTATTTAATTTTTGCAAAAATGAATTAGTAGAAATAGTGTAAATTGCATACGAACTAGAAGCCTGACCTACATATTGTGATACAGCAGATGTATTATTTATATCTGTAAACCCAGCAATAGGGTCAGAACCAGCAGGTAATGAAGTTAATGTAACTTCGTAATACCATTTACCACTAGATACACCAATTGTTCCAATTCGTTGTGGATTTGCTGCTGCTGCAGTTAAAGATAAATTGGCATTTCCTAATGTTCCAGATGAGCCGAATAAAGGATTTAATGTTGGAAAGTTAGCAGCACTAGAGCTAGTCAACGTAGGAACATCTAACATCGAGTCATACGTTACACCAGCAGTTAGAGACACATTATTAGCAGTCCAGTTATTACTGTTGCCAGAGTAATCGTATCCAAGAGTCGTAGTGCTAGTATTGTCTTTAAAGTTTAAGAAGAAACCATTCGTGCCGTATGTGCCAGAGTATGCTTTAGGCTGCCATACGCCAGTGGTAGCGTTGTATGCACCAAATGATGTAGGTGTTAATGCTTGACCGTCAATGAAGTTTACTTCTGTTAGGTAGCCGTCGGTATAACCCTGAGTTCCACCTAAAGAAGTAGATACAGTAGAATTTATATAACTTTGCCAATTAAGGGTAGGAAGAACAGTATTTGTAGTTGTTTGTTGAACTCCATTTACATATATTTTTATTCTATTAGTATCTGTCGCTTGAGTTGTATCTTCAGCAACAACAATGTGATACCAAGAAGAAGGGTCACGCAAAACAGAATTTGTTGTTATTAAAACTCTATTTATAGTACCACTTGTATCTACACAATATCTTAAAATTTGGTCTGCTGCTGTTATTTGTATTGTTTCATTTATTCCACTTGCATAATATGACAATAAATCTTGAGCAACTCCTAATTTTGCTCTTTTAACCCAACAACTAAATGTCCAAGTTGTTCTATTGCCATTACTAGCAGGAGTACGATTAAAGTAAGCAGACGCACTCGACCGCAGTCGTACACTACGCTGAATGTTATATCCGCTTGGAGCCGCTGTTTTAGATGCGCTAAACATTAGTAATTCTGCCCAAAAATACTACCGTAGGTATTTGTTCCATCTTGGTAGAAATTGAATATATCAAACTTACCTGTCGCTGATGTTGCTGTCGGAGTTGTTCCGTTAGCCCACTTCAATGTAGAGCCACCAGCCCACACCAATGCATCAGCAGCAGCGTATGAAACAATAATCGTAAAGCTCTTACCAGACACACTTGCTGGCAACGTAATCGTTGTAGAGCCAGAAGTCGTAATCTTTTGGATTGTGCCGTTAGTCAGATTAACTGAAGTGCTACCAGTTGCCGTAGCTAAAGTTTCTGTGTAGTTGGTAACTGTCGTATTTGCTAATGTCAGATTACCGACAGAGCTTGTTGTTGAGCCTAATGTAATCGTTGTGTTACCAAGTGTAGCCGTGCTGTTAGCTAAGAAGTTATTTGGGAATGTGGTCGCAACATTAGAAATTGTGACATTAGTCAACGTCAAATTACCAATTGAGCTAACTGTTGTTCCTAAAGTTGCTGTTGTATTTCCAATAACCACATTGCTATTTACTAGCATTGCATTAGTTACAGAGTTAGCCGCAATGGTTGTATTTGACGTTCCGCTAGTAATGGTGACATTAGCCAATGTCAAATTGTTTATCGTCGTAATAGTGTTGCCTAATTGAACGGCAGTATTACCAATCGTAATTGCGGTAGCAAAGTTACTGTCCAATTGCGACAAAGGAATTGCTGTTGTTGCCGTAGCAAATGTAAATGGAACTGGCATTTAAAACCTCACTCTCAATTCATGTTCGTATTCAAAACCGTTGTAAACAATGCCGGGATTATTTGATGTTACCGTCATGCCTAAATATTTGCCATACTGCTTTGCATCTGTCTTGTACAAAATATAACCGCTTGTTCCTGAATACCATCCAATTGTTACCAAGCTATTGTTTTGCCAAGGAATTGGAATAGAAAAGTTATTTATCCAATCAATCAATTGACCTAACAAAACATTAGGGCTTGAGCCGGATTCAGAATCAACGCTAACCGTAATCTCAGCAGCATTAGTTAATGTTGCTTCAATACCGACCTTCAATGCTTGCTTAGTCCGTATTGGGTCTCTCATTGGATTCAATGAGGTTTGTACATAACTACTAATGTTTGCTGTTGTATTGGAATATAACTGCACACATGAATTACCATTTGTGCCATACAAGTTAATTCTTCCACCTAACGGAGCAGATGCTACAAACTTTAATTCATTGTCAGCACTTGTGAAAAACCATTTCTTTTCAAAAAATACTCCTTGAATATATCTTGCGCTACTACTTGTTCCTTGACCACCTGTGTATCTAAAATTAAATGCTGCACACAAAACTTTCCAGCAGTAAAATCAATATTAGTAAAAACACCATCTAAAGGGTCTGAAATTTTAGATGTCGTTGAACCTACTAACGCATACATACCGTAGTCATTCATAAACAGCACTGAACGGAAGTAAGGAAATATTGCGTAAGATAATTTTGTTCCTACTGACGCACTGACGTTTGTGTTTGTAAACAAAGTCGTACCAGCAGTTGTTACACGCACATCGGAAAATACGTTAATACTATCGTCACCGAAAAGATACAAAAAGTTATTAGCCGATAATATCTGCGTTATGTTTCCATGCAGCGTAGCGTCAGTTAAAGTAATAGCTCCAGCAGATACAGTAATAAAATCAGAATAAGAACCTGCGGCAGAATAATAAACAGTTCTTCCACTCGCAATCCAAGTCCTGCCAGAAAATGATTGAACACCAACCAAGTCTTCGCTGTTAATAACTGCTTTAGCAGTTGCATTGCTTCCACCGCCTCCGGTGATAGTGACACTGATATTTGAAGCATTGGTATATCCCGTACCTGCGTTACGCATAATGACTTGCGTAACTATGTTTCCAGCAATAATTCCTACTGCGTTAGCATTAGAGCCACCACCGCCAGTAATTGTTACAACTAAGTTTGATGCGTTTGTATATCCTGTGCCACCATTTGTCATGACAACCGAAACAGTGCCTTTTGCAAATGTCGTTAAACTTGCCACCAAGTTAGCGCCTGAACCACCGCCACCAACTAAGGTAATGGTTGGTGCGCTAGTGTAGCCTGTGCCAGATTCATTCAAAATGACAGAAGAAACAGCACCACTTAAAATGGTTACTGCTGCTGTAGCTTGAACACCGTTTGCTTGGTTGGGCGCAGAAATAACAACAGCGGGAGCAGACGTATATCCTGAACCACCGCTAACAATACCAATGTTACCTACTGCACCAACACTAATTAAATCTTTGCCATCCCAAGTAGAGTATCCTTTTACTGGGTCTGCAATTAATACACGTTCATTTTTCCACTGACTAATATTGATTCCACCTGTATTTGTGAACGTACCAGCCGGAGCCACTGTTGCCTTGATGTTAGTATCAAGGTCAACGTATTCAGCGGAACCATCATCCTCAAACGCAAGCAAATAATCTTTTACACCTAGATTAGCGGAAAAGAAATTAGTAACTGTGCTAGAAAAAGTAATACCAAGACTGTTGTAATTCGGTGTAACTTTTAAATTGCCGTAGCCAATAGGCATAGCATTTTCAAGCCAAAAGAATTCATCGTCACCAATAGCAGTACGGTTCGCCTTGGTGTTCACACCCTTGAACTGTTTGACAACCTCATACGATTTTTTCTGCTCTGCGGCTGCCATAGTTTAAAAAGGTTGTGAATAAGGGGTTGGTATCCTTCTGGTATATGTAGATGCCAGAACCGCTTGTGCTTGTTGTTTGTATTGCTGCAAAAATATCTCTGATTCGCCAAATGATTGTTCATAGAACTTAGCAAGATAAGCAGCATAAAACTTCACAGGACTTGTGTACGGGTCAATGATGGTATCTGTATCAGCAAGATTAACCATTGCGGTTGGCAATATAATCGTATCTAAATCAACTGTGTAAACTTGGTCGGCAACTGGTGAAATGTAAATTTGTGATTGTCCAAAAATGCTAAAAGCAATTGGACGACCAATGTAGTTTTGCCAGAAACGCAGTTCAGCATTGAACTGAGTCCAAGGCAAATAGCGCATTGGAACCCTAGTATTTCCCCAATAAAGATTGATATTTAAAATATCCAGCGTTCTTAAACCCTCTGGCAACGCTGCATAATTGATGACTTCACATGGTCCGGCATACACCAACGTAGCCGTGCCATCAGTAAACGGAGTGGAAGGCGGGTAGTTTGCCGTTCCAGAAGGATATGGAGGTACTGTTGTGCCTAATACGCCACTAACAGTAACTCTGTACATAAATATGTTTTCAAAAACATAGTCTCCTACATTGACCGCTAATCCAGCAGACCAAATAACAGGATTGTTGCCACCAGCCACAGGTGTGCATGGTACTTGAGTGGTTTGAATGGTACGCAGACAGCCAGTATCACGAACAATGCGCTCACGAGCGCCATTGATGTAATCTGTTAGTTGACTATTTGTGTAGAAGTTCGCATTTGCATCATGCAGCAAATATCTGACTTCTGTAATATAGCCCTGTAAAGTTTGCGCCATTTAGCTTCCATATCAAGCAGCTACGTTGATTTTTCCCCCTACACCCTTTGCAGGAGGCAGGGGTACTCTCTCAACCACCGGGGATAACGAGTGGTCTTTCTTTGGAGGTTGCTCTGATATTTCAATCTTAGACAAGATTTTCAATCCTTCCGGAATGTCATTCTTAGTCTGAATCAAAGCAAGCCTCGCCATATACGGTTCTTTGTCTTCGTCACCATGACCGAATATGTGACAAACAGCCTCCAACGGTGCTTCAACTGTCTTCCCTACTGGAAACTCGTAAGGTTGATAATTGTAGTTAAAGGTTATGGGTTTTATCCATTTGTTTGTCACATAGACGTTTTGCATAGTTAGAAAGCCTCAACGTCACCATAAACGCAAATATCAACAGTATTGCCGTTATTGGCAATCGCATTGATGTTCACATATAGGCATTGGGTTACGCTACCAGACACAATATTACTTGTGTATGGCGCTGCTGCATTAATGTCAACATAACGACCAACGTCTGACATTGCTGACAATACGGTGTTAGCCGTAATCAGATTTGCACCATCGCTAGTTGCCGAAATGCTGACATTTGCATTAGACACATTCCCGGTGT